GCATTGGTATACCGTGTAACGACGAAAGAGTGCCCGCTATCTGGCTTGCAATACTTAATGCACCACTTAATCTATCAGTTGGTGGCATCAATACAGGTGCTCCATATTCTGGACGTACACCTAGCTGATTAATAACTCCAGCTTGTTTAGCCTGCATTTGTTCCAATCTAGATCTGTACCGTCTGTGCATGTTTGCACCAAATTCTTGTGATACTGAGTTTTCTAGTGCTCCCTGAGCTCGTAGTAAAGCAAGCATATTCTTTCTACCAGCAGTTCTAGATCGACCCTCTTCTACTGATTGAGCCATTTCTTTAGTTCCCATATAGGAAGTAAAGCCTTTTTCGTAAGCTTTTAAAGCCTGACCTCGAACATATATAGCTCTTGTTAAGTCGTTAGAGATTCCTTTACTGTAACCTCTAGCAACATTTTGCATACCTCTAACAGCTTGAGCTTCTCTGTTAAAGAATTTTAAAGATTCGGATTTGAACTTAGCGTCCTTCTCCATCCATCTTTGCCTCGCAGCCATTCTAGCTGAGGCGTTAGCATCCATGCACACGGCAAAATTCAATAAATTGTACGTTATTTGGTCCATGTTCAAACTTGCGTAAGAACTTGAAGCCTAGAAATTTAAGTAGTTTTAAATGTACTTTATTTCTACTGTCAACTATATTCCAGAGGAGTGGCTCAGTACGGCTATCGACATACCGCTTTGCCTCTCTTGCAAATGTAATTGGGTATCGGTGTATATCAGGAGTGCAAAGCATCCATATATCACCTTTTTCTCCTACTCCCGCCATGCCAGCAGTCTTGCCGTCAGGCACTGTAAAATACACGTAGGAGGGGTTGTGAGTCATGAGAAATGGTAGGTGGGTATGATCTATCCCATGACCCTCTTCAACCTCTCTGAGGTCATCTGGACGGAGATTTAGGGCTACCTCTGTGGCAGCCTCAATAGTAATTGGGTGAATATAATTAGGCACGTTTATAAAATAATGGTGAATAGTCTCCTTCCCATGCCATTGCTCTTAGGGTAGCTGGAGCAGGGTGACTTGATTTAAGTTTAATTTCTACGTTGTGATTTTTTTCGTAGACAGGTATAGTTTTAATATCTTCTTCTAAGTAAGGTACTCTTGATGCGACATATGAATCCATAGCTGTTGATTCATGTACTTCAGAGTAATCATCTTTTCCTATACGTGTTAGTGTTGTTTCATACATACCTATTTTACCAAAGTGTAATTTAATTCTATGTATGATAAGAGATGAATTTACATCGGCACGAGATTGTTCTCCTACCTGTTTTTTCGGATAGATTCTAGGAAACTCTACTAAATACTCGTATAAATAACCTATACGCAGAGTTATATTAGACCAATCGCCGGGGACTGTAAAGGTGTTAGAAGATGGGTCTTTTGTAGCTTCAGCATATCTACCTTGTCCATCAGTAGGAGCTGGTGTACCGCCTTCATCAATAATTACTAACTTATAATTAGGCGAAGTGACATTAGAAAGCCAGCTAACATTACTAAATGTAGTTAAATTTGTAGAGGAATTATAACTACCACCACTAACAGTAGTATGATTATCTAAATGTATTTGAAAATTTAGATCATCTGTCCTGATAATAGTAGGATCATCGTCTGATTGTACAAGTTTTAGACTTTGTAAGAAGTTATCTGTATCTATAAAGTAATACTCGTCGTTTATAATAAAATGATACAGTAATGGATTGTTAAGTTTCCATTTAAACCATGCCTGTTGCTGCCTTTTATCACCTATAGCTAAGTATTTATAGCCAAATACTGTATCAGAGTTAGTTTTACCTATCAATATAATAGAGTTTTCTCGTGAATTAGTAAATAAATCTAAATCTTTTGGTAGTAATGTAGGTACTAGCTTACTAATTTCTACAACATCAGGCTCTCCTTCTCTTGATGTGTTAGCCATTTCATTTAATCGGCTAAATTTACCAGAGTTATCAAGGTAAGATATAGTAGTACCTAGTGATATAGGAGGTATATCTTTATTATAGTTAAATGTAGACACACTGCGTAGCTTTGCTGTATCTGGATTTAATACAGTATCATCTGTAGATAGTAAAAATTGTTGGTTTGTACTAAATACTAACAGTCCGGCATTGATTTCTATACCATCAAATATTTCAGATGGAAACATAGAGGCAGCAGATATATCTATAGGGTCACTAGCTGATACAGTAAGAGCTGATTCTATAAAAAAGTCAGGTGTACCTAGTGTACCGGGGCGGGATAATATAACGTTTTCGCCTGATAATAATGCTAATCTGTTACGGAAAAACAGTACTTTATTTATTCTACCGATAAAAGTATTGCTATTAGACTTTGGTAGACCATCACTTGTCTTTACAAATGTAGGCATAGGGTTAGTATTATCATCACCAACTCGTCTATCTTGATAGGTAAATTGTTTAATAGTAAATGTAGCTATTTCAGTTGATGTACCTTGATTAGCTATAGCTGTTCTTTGTATTACTAACGGCATGTTAGTTAGAGTTTTAGCTATACCCGGTTCTGCACATTCACTCCACGCCCCTGCACCATCTAAATTATTTTCTCCAGTAAATCTAAGGTAGTAATCATCTTCATCTGACATTCGAGCATTTTGTACCTTTACGATATACCCATGCCTGCATTGATTAGGTAGTAGTGTAACATCATTTACTGATTTCTGAAAGACTCTCATGAGATCTTCTTCAGCTACTTCTACGTTAAAAGGGTTAGAACTAGATAAATATATACCCGGTCCTATGACCTTAGCGGTAATACCAGTAGGTAACTGAGCTACTATACCGGCTAAAATAGTATCGGCAGTCACAGCTGTGTCAGCATCAAAGGGTGTAGGCGATGGACGTACAAGTCCGTCTCCATTATTTGTAAGTGTAGCTTTAACTGTAGTAGTTTCTATTTCTGTAACAGTAACATCTAGGTATGCTTGACTGTCACCACTAGCTGCTTCATCAGCAGCTTCTGGTATCACTCTTACCACGTCACCTACATCCCAACCTTCGCCACCGTGTAGTAATACAACTTCTAGATTGTAGCTACATCTGTAGTTATCGCCACCCGGTCCGTTACTGCTAGCATTATAGTTAGGGCTAACACCTTGCTGACCTAGAGCTGTAGCACGAAATACTAAGTTGCTTTTACCAGATGTTTGAGGTGTGCCGCCGCTATTTTTTACATGAGTTATGTTTTCTGTAGCAGTATAACTGCTTTTAGCTGTTACAGTAAAGACTTCTGTACCTATACCGGGGCAGTGACCTGTACCATCACTTTCGTCATAGCTGTTGCCTGTAATCTTAATTTTAGTAGCTCGTTTTACAGTAGTGAGGTTACTAGAATCAGCAGTGCTATCGTATATATTAATACCGTATTGACGTCCATTCTCTGTTCTTAGTAGTTCTATCATAGCACAGTGTGCTTCTGGTCTATCATCTGTAACTCCTGTAGTACCTACGGCAGTATTAGCGTTAGAAGTATCACGATTAGTAACAAAGGTAGTGTCGTTGATAGTAAGGAATTGTAAGTTTTCGGGGTCACTTGTTGTTAAATAATTCTGTATTGCGGTTTGTCCACCTGTACCATAAACTATAGTTTGTGCAGCTCCAGCGTTATCGCCACTTGCTTTCCATACCTTGAGTCCTCCCGATGAATCTATTTGCCCAACGTATGCACCTTCGTTATCATCACGAAAGTAATGAAACCAAGAGCCACCATTCGCTACACTAGCTAGTGGTGTAGTGCCTACTCTGGCTGCACCCGGTCTTTTATATAATCCAAGTGTAATGTCAGGTATTGCATTTACAATATCCGTTAGCTGTCCTTGGAATTTTAAGTGATCTGGTTGTTCTGAAATACCCGAGACAAAGCTAGGGATAGTTTGTGTAATGCCTGCCATTATCTTCTAATGTTTCTCCATGGTTGATAAGTAGTGTATGCTGTATCATCTTCAAATCCAAACATACTATGATTACCTTGGTTACACTCGTACTCCATAAGAGCAGCACGACTTAGTGCTTCTTGCTGTCCTAATAGTTGTACAAGTTGTGGGTTAGCTACAAGCTGTGTAGCTGCCATACGTGAGGCTCTGTAAGTTATGTATCTTTTAAATACTGGTGGTAAATCTTCGTAGTTATATAATCTAATTACATCTAACTCGATTGAGTCAGCCATGTCAGTGAATACATCAGTGTGCTTAATCTTGTCATACAAGAATCCGCCACGTCTAACAAAATTATAATGTCTTCTGCTCCAGTTATCTGGTAAATCTATCTTAACTATGTCATCTGATATAGCTATTTTATTTGTAACAGAATCTTTGTTAAATGTTACATGACGTTCTCTGTTGAAGTGCCAGCCTTCCGCCTGTGTGTCAACATTAGCATCACGTAGTAGATTGTATATAAATTGTATTTCTGGGTTAGCATTAGCTATAACTCCAGTGGTGGGATCTTTTAATTGTGTTATTGGTGCTTGACCTATGCTACCCAGTATAGAGTTCACTGCGGATAGTTCGGTATCGGTGTCAATAGTTGTGGTAGCCATAAGAAAAAAGGGGAGCCGAAGCCCCCGTATAAGAATAAAAATTAGAAGCCTGATGGGGCTGTGTTTGTACCAGCGTACAATTCAACAGCAGCAGCAGGGTTAAGTGCGTCTGCTCCCATTGCTAGTCTTCCAAGGATCACGTCACCTTGGTATACAACTGAAATGTCTCCAGATGTTACCTGTACTTGTGGTCCGATT